TCACCGCTTGCGCGGCGTCTTCAGCGCCTCGCGCAGCGCGCCGAGCAACTGCTCGCCCTCCGCGATCACCACCCGCGTGCGGCTCAGGTCGATGTTCCCGCCCAGCGCGATCAGCTCGCGCAGCAGCGCCAGGACCTCGGCCCGCGGGCCGACCAGCACGCTGTGGCTCATGTCCACGTTGGCCGCCACGATTCGCCTCCCCGACGTCCCGGAGCGCGTAACTATGGCAATCTTGTGGCATTCTTACGGAGCGGGCTGGCTCGCCGGCCGGCCGAAGATCGCCTCGATCAGCCGGAAGTACTCCCCGAAATTCCCGCTCTCCAGGCCGCGCTGCCAGGCGGTCAGCAACCGGTGCTGCTGGTCCTGCGTCACGCCGCTGAGCGTGCCGCCTTCGGCGGCCGCGGAGGCCTGCGGGGACGCGATGCCGCCCGGCATCGCAAACCCGAGCGACCCGCTCACGGTCGCGCGCGGCTCCTGCGTCGGCGTCTGCGTCACCGTGCTGCCCGGCTGGTTGGTCAGGCCGGTCGCGCCGCTCCCCGAAGCGCTCTGGCTCGTGCCCTTCGTCGATCCGGTGTCGACGTTGAACACGAGGATCTGGTTGTACCCGGCGCGCGTGTCGCGCGCCGCCAGCCCGCCGTCGTTCGCGGCGAGTTCAGCCTGTGAGGGCATGCCGCCCGAGGGGTCGCTCTCCGGTTGCGCCGCCGGCGGCGGTTCATGCCCGGAGCCGGGCGCGTTCCACGCGTTTACGTAGAACTCGTTCACGGTCTCGACCTTGTCCTGCTGGGCCTGGTCGGTGTCCGGCGCCTGCACGCTCCGCGCCGGCTGGTCCACCATCGAATCCGTGCGCTGCTCGCAGCCCGCGAGCAGGAACGCGGCGGCCGCGAGGGCCAGCCGCACGCACCGCAGACTGCACCTACCCGTCAGCACCATCACCCTTCTCCTTTCGCGTTTGCCGCCCCGCGGCGACGCCATGCAGGAATGTCCCGAGCAGCGCCAGTCCCGAATTCGTATCCGTCTCCACGTCCTCCGCAGCGAGCCGATCCTCGTCGGTCGCGTACGGGTTCCATTCCGCGGCGCTGTACGGCCGGCGCCGCTTCTTCGGGTCGCGGTGCACGCTGGCCAGCAGCGCCAGCAGCGACGCCGTCCGCGACCACTCGGCCCGCTGGCGCTCGCGGGCCATTTCCAGCAACTCCCGCAGCGTCAGCTCGCGGGCTTCAAGTCCGAGCACGCCGAGGCAGTGGTAGATGAGTCGCCAGACGTCCGCGGCGCTGGCGCCGGGCTCCCGGCGAGCACCTGCTCGATCGCCTGCCTCATCGCCGTCTCGACCCTCTCCGGATCCAGCCGCTCCAGCGCCGCGTCGGCCGCCCGCTCCATCGCCTGATTGGCGATCGCGCTCAACCGCTCCACGACCGGGCGCTGGGCCTTCGGGAAAAAATCCGTGATCGCGCCCGCCAGGGCCGCCGCGGCCGCGTCGATCACGTCCCCCGCGATCCGCTCGCCGAACTGCTCCGCGGAGAGGTTGCGCGCGTCCGCTTCTGGCTTGCAGAGCAGGTAGATCACGTCGCACAGGAACCCGATGTCGCGCGTCAGCCGGTCGAGGTGCTTGCCCTCGATCACCTCCAGCAGGTCCACGTCGAGCGCGGCCTTGATTCGCCGGATCGCCGGCAGTGTGAGCGCCAACGTCCAGCGATCGCCGACCATGTCGCTAAAGGTCCGCATGCAGCCTCCATTACGCGCTGTCGTACAGGACGCCCAGCTTGAGCTCGGCAGTCCCCGTCGAGATCTCCTGCGTCGCCTTCGCCTGCGTGATCGTCTGACTCGCCAGCGGGTTCGTGTGTCCGCCGTTCTTCCACCACAGCCAGGGCGTGTTCGCGGCCAGGTCCACCGAGAGCACCAGCGACGCGCCGTCGAAGAACCCGATGTGCCCGCGCTGCGGGCACACCGCCCCGCAGGCCTCCAGCAGGTCGCCCTCGAAATCCATGTCGATCGTCTGCTGCTTGGCGAGCGTGAGCGCCGCATCCTGGGCCGGAAGGTTGTCGCCCGCGCCGCCGCTGATTGGCACGTCGTTCCCCGCGACCGTGCCGACCACCACGTTGTAGCGCCGGCCGCCGGACCAGTAGATATCGACGACGTCGGCATCGACGATCCCGTGCCCGGCGCCGAGCGTGATCGTGCCGGCCGTGTCGGTGGTCCGCGTCGTCAGCGTCCCGGCCTTGGCGGCGTTTAGCGTCACGCTCTGCCCGATCTGGCCCTCGGCTTGGCGCTGGACGTTGCCGGACATGGGCACGCCAGCCACGTCGCCGCCGATCGTGATCCTGCTCGTGAACATGGACAGGCTCCTGTGGGCGCGCTAGTTGCGCCGCTTCGCTCGCTTAGGTCGTTCGCAGTTGCCGCTCGTCTCTGGCTGTTGCTCGCCGATGCTGGCGAGCAATGCCTCGTGCAGCGCCAGAGCCGGTTCGTCATCGTCGTGCTGCACGACCGCCGCGGGCGCTCCGTCGATCTTGCGCCGGATCAGCGCCAGAAGCGCGTCCTGGTAGCGGTCCTGGAAGCCGTCCAGGTCCGGGGCCTCGGCCATGCGCCCGGCGATCAGTTGCAGCGCCAACCCCAGTCCGGTCTTGTTGGTGACCGTCGCGGGGATCGCGGCGAAGTATGGCTCGGCGCTCCGCAGCTCCTCGCCTGCACGGAGAGTCGTCAGCAGCATGCCCGGGCCGTGGGCGGCCAGCGCCACCGCGTGCTCGCGGCCGAACAGCGTCACGCGGCCGATGCCCGCCGCCCGCGATCTCCGCAGCGCCTCCCGCAGCAGCACGTAGGGCTCCTCGGCCAGCGGGCCGTCGGGCGTGACGTAATACGGGGTGTCCAGGCGCAACGCGTCGATCGACCGCGACGGGACGAACTGATCGATGGCGATCGTCTTGTCCGTTTCGATCGCGATGCTCTCGAAGTCCGCCTCGTCCAGGACCACGTAGCGTTTCGGCTCGTACTCGTAGCCCTTGGCGATCTCCGCGCGCTCGACCGGGCCATGCTCCGGGCAGGCCATCTGCTGGCGCAGCCGGGCGCCGCAGCCGGAATGGAGTTGGTTGAACGAGAGCCGCGACGGCGCGGCCGTGGCGCCGTAGAGCGCCACCGCGAAGCGCAGTCGCGCCACTTTGATCCGGCCTTTCCAGCTCGCCCGCAGCGACATGGGCCGCTCCCGTTGCCCGCTAGAACCCGAACTCTTCCGGCGGGTTGTTCGTGAGCGTCGGCTTGACCGTCACGCTCACCGTCTGGTGCCCCTCCTGCGGTTCGCTCTTCGAGAAGTTCGTGACCACCGCGTCGAAGCGGTGGCCGCGAGCGCCGGGGTCCGTGTACGGCCGATCCGAAACGCGAATGCCGATCGTCCCGGCCGAGAGCCAGGCGGCGTGCAGCGCGGCGAATCCGGCGTCGTCGGGGTCCCAGACCATCTCGAACTCGACGCCGAGGTCGATCAGCGCAACCGCTGTAGCCTTGAATTTCCCCGTAGCGCGCATCGAGACGTCGGTCTCGACGGTCTCGCCGTTGATCGTGACGTCCTTCGCGTTCGTGATCGCGACCCAGGTTCCCCCGCCGCCGATCCCGTCCGTGTTGTATGCCAGCTCCGCGTCGCGACCGAGCCGATACGTGGGCATTCCCAGGCCTCCTCTTGATCAACGCGTCTTGGCGACGCGGTACGTCGCGGCGATCGCCGCGGTAAACACCTGTTCCGTCCGCAGCCGTTCGAAGTCGTACGGCGGGTCGATCTCTACATCTTTCAGCAGTCCTTGCCCCAGCGTGGTGAGCGCCAGGTACGACGTCGCCCGCAGCTTGTCCGCGATCTCCTCGCACAGCGCGAGGCGGCCGTCGATCGCGGCCATGTCACCCGGGTCCGCCAGGAACTGTTCGACGATCACCACCGCGGTGCAGTCGAACCAGTCGCTCCGCCGGTCATTCGCCTCGATCCCCAGCGGCCCTGGAACCACCGAGACGAGGAGATCGAGCAGGTCCTCCGGCGCGTGCTCGGCGATGTACGTGCGCGTGGCGTCGAACGGCTCCGCGAACCCGCCGGCGCTGAGCAGCGCGGCGACGGCGTCGGCGACCTCGACCACGGCGCTCATTGCCATTGCCTCTCGATTACGCGGTCCAGCTTCGCCTCGATCCGCACCAGCGACACCTGCATCGCCGACAACTGCGTATCGTGCGTGGCGAGCCGGCTCTCGTGGTTGATGATCGCGCCGGTCGCCGCGGCCGACGCGAGCAGCAGCAGCGTGAGCACGATGCCCATCAGCCAGGCCAGCTTCTGGCGCGCCGAACCGTCAATCGGCGGTGCATCAATATGCGCACCCACTTCATTACCCCGTCGTCTGCTTGTGCTTCGTGTGGATCCGCAGCGTCCGGCGCGCCGCGTCGCTGTAGCGAAAGCACGGCTCGTCGGGCAGCGGTGCCACGACGTACTCGTAGGTGGTCGATCCGTCCGTCTCGCGGACCACGTCGCCGGGCAAGGGCAACGTCGACTCTCCGCCCAGCACCAGGTCCGCGGCGCGGACCAGGTAATCCCGCATCCGCACGCGGTGCACGCTCCCGCGCAGCGGGTCGGTCGTGATCTCGGCCGTCCGGCCGACCGTGGCCGACAGCGTGATCGACTCGGCGCCGCGGACGTACGTCACGGTCCGCGTCATGTGCTGCTGGCGCTGCTCCGCCAGCCAGCTCAATCCCTCGTCCAGCCGATCGGTCACGGACGCCTGCCCCCGCCGTTCGGACCAGCCGCGGCGTTAGACCGTCGTCAGTCCGACGCCGTCGTTCGCCACCACGCGCCAGACCTTGCTCGCGCCTTCCTCGATGCCGACCAGGATGATCACTTCGCCGGTGTTGTCGAACGTCAGCGTGTTGTTGCCCGTCTCGTTCACCGCGGCCGCGGCGGTGACGACGCAGTTTCCGCCGTCGGTCTTCATGCTGAGCGCGAGCAACTGTCCCACGCGCAGCGGCGCCGCCAGCGTGCGCGTCTCCGCGCCCGCCGTGACGAGCTGGCAAGAGCCGCTGTCGTCGACCGGGATCGCCTCGCCGTCGCCGGGGTCGGCGATGACGTTCTCGAGATCGTTGTAGACCGTGACGCCCGTGACGTTCCCGAGCTTGACCGGCACCTTCTCGTCCGTCGCGCCGGCGGCCGCAACCGCCCAGCCCACGAACGTGTTATCGGTGCTCGTCGTGGTCAGCGCGCCGCTGCCCGCCGCCCCGCCCTGCGGATCGCCGTCGGCGTCCCAGTAGACCGCGGCGCCCGCCGAGATCGACCCGTTGACCTTGACGATGTCGAACACGCCCGCGACCGCCAGTGCCCCGAGCGCGTTGGCCGCGATCGGGACCTCGGCGATGCCGACCAGCGGACCCTGGATCACCACGGCGCCCGCCGCCACGGCGGAGCCGGGCGTGTAGTCGATCGTGTCGCCCCGGGAGAGGCGCCGAGCCTGAAACGTCTGTGCCATTGGCAGCTCCTCACAGTCTCATGCGGTCCGCCCGCCGGCGGCCGCGGAAAGACAACGCCCCCCGGCGCCGTCGGTTACGCTTCGCCCTTCATCTTCACGCCCGCCCGGTGGTCCTGCTTCCGGGCGCCGAAATCGTGATAGCCGCGGAACTGGACGCCGAGCTCGTCGAAGTCCGCGTCGGCCGACTCGATCGTCGGCATCTCCTGGCCGTTCAGGAACGCGACCTCGATCGCCGCCAGTTCCATCGGGTCCGCAAGCAGGTACCAGGCCTTCGCCGAGTAGCCCGTGAACGCCGCGTCCTGGAGGTAGGCCGTGCTGACCGGCCGCCACTTGCCCGCGTGCACGTTCCGCGTGAAGAGCTGCTTGGCCGCCTTGCCCGTGGCCGTGCTGTCCTGCAGCTCGCGGTACTCCGGCGAAAGCGTCCAACCCTCCGCGTACACCGCCAGGTCCGACGGCGTGAGCACGATCCTCGGCGTCACCCCCAGCAGGTTCCCCTCGCTGTCTTTCTGCTTCCGGAACAGCGCATCCGCCGACGCAAGCGCGTCGAAGCTCAACGCGGTCGCGGCCCCGGACAGGTAGTTGTTGTTGCCCGCCGCGAAGAAGCTCGCGTTATCCAGGAACTCCTTCCAGAACACCTTGTTGAGCGCGCGGGCGGCGCCCAGGCCCAACATGGTCGGGATCGCCTGCAGCGCGCCCAGGTCGTCGTTGACCATGTGCGTGCGCGTCAGGCGGAAGAGCTTCCCGTAGGTCTCGACCTGGTTGGTGTACTTGTCCTCGCCCAGCTTGCCGTGCTTCAGCTCGCCGGTGGGGCCGACCTTCTCGTAATCCATCGAGTCGGTCAGCCGGTAGCTCTCGACCTGGTGGAACGTGTTCACGGGACGGATCGCGGCGATCTGCCGCCAGGTCTGGTCGAGCGACGTGAAGGCCGCGAGCAGGAACTTGTTCGCGACGTTCGACAGGATACCGCTGATGTCCATCGTGCTGAACGCGGCCCGCAGGACGGAGCGCATGTCGTCCCGCACCGACTCCCCGCTCCAGCCGTTCGCGCGGGCGACTACGCTCAGCAGGTGGTGCAGGCCCGAGAAACCGCGCCGGAAGCTCCGCTCCGAGGCCTCCAGAGTCTGCGGCTTGTAGTGCTTCTCCAGCCCGGGAAGCTTCAGCGAACGGCACAGCGCGGCCTCGATCACGGCCGGCTCGCTCGACGGCTGCGGCATGTGGATCGCCGGCGCCGCCGCGCGGCTGGCGCGCAGCACCTCCAGCTCGCACTTCTCCGGCGTCCAGCCCTCGCGGATCGCCTTGGCCTCGATGTCGTTGTGCTTGCCGGCGCAGACCTTGCGGAGCGCGGCGATGCGCAGCGTCTCCGCTGCGGCCTCAGCCCGCATCGCGGCCACGACGCTCGGCGTCGCCGCGGGCATCGTGGAGTGCGGATCAACGCCCGGATTCGCGTTCGCGGGCGGCGAAGCCGTGGGTTCGGCCGCCGGAGCCTCGGCCGGCTGCTGCGGCGCCGTCGCCTGCGCAGGCGGCTTGCTCGAGGCCGCGAATGCGGCTTTCAGCGAGGTCTTCTGCTGGCCCGACAGGCTCGCCGGGTCGAAACCCTGCGCTTCCAGCCACTGCTCGAAGTTCATTGCCAGTGCCTCCCCTGTGCGGCCCGAGGCCGCCACCTTCGCGCGGCCCGTCTCGTCCGCGCCGACGGCGACGAGCGAGACCTCGCCCAGCCGCCCCTTGCGTACCACGGTCAGCGGCCCGCTGAACTCCTGGCCGTTGACGCGCACCTTCTGTCCCTCGGCGATCGGCTCGGTGACTTCCGGGGATACGCCGACGCTCGCCGCCCAGACAAAGCCGTTGCGAGCATGCGTCACCACCACGTGGGCGGCTTCGTTCGGGTCGTCCGTATCGCCGGTGATGATCCCCGAGAGCGTCAGCCGGCGCCTGTCGTTCTGCAGTTCCAGGGACTGCCCGACGATGCGCCGGTAGTCGTGCTCGAGCAGCACCGTGGTGCGTCTGCTGGCGCTGAGCCCCTTGAGGTCGATCACGACCGGGTAGTACCAGTACATCAGGCGCAGCGCGCCGCCGCCGTACGCGTCGATCGCGAACGTCGGGCGCTTGTCCGCCGCGCCGTCGGCCGCGGCCGCGATCCGGGCAGGGCCGCGCAGGGCGAAGGCACTCAGCGGCGCGGAGGATGATTTCGGCCTGGTGCTCACGCAGCGGCCCTCCGCTCTTCCGACTCGTCGGCATCCTCCGGCTCGATCTCGGGTCGATCGGCCTGCTTGCCGGCTGTCGCATCCGCGGCGCCGAACAGCCTGCGCCGCAGGAGCTCGCGGTACTCGGTAAGGCTCACGCCCAGGGCCGCGGCCTGCTGCTCCTGCTCGATCTCCCAGTCCTGGCCGGCCGCCGCGAACTCCGTCGGGTACGACGACATCCCGTTCTGGAGCCGCTTCTCGCGCGCGGTCTCCTCCTTCTGCGCGTCGATCGAGCCGAACCCAGGCCACATCCACGTGTGCGGGACCTCGGCGTCCCGGGCACGCAGCGCTCTCGGCAGGTAGTCGTCGATCAGCACCGCCTCATCGAGCCAGGCCGCGAAGAGCCGGTCCAGCACGGTGTCTTCCAGGTCGCGGCGATCCACGGCGATCGAGCGGTGGAAGCTCTGATGGTCCAGCCTCCCGGAGCTGTAGTTCAGCCCCGACGAATCACCGAGCGCGATGTTCAGCGGCATGTTCAGGACCCGCGCCACGTCACCGACGATCCGGCGGTGGAACGACTCGAACGTCGTGGAGGGATGCTCGGGCCTGAGTTGGTTCGCCTTGTAGCCGGCCGGCATTGGCGTGAGCATCCCGCGCTCGATTTCGATCAGCGGGATGTCCTCGGCGCTCTCGACCGCGTCCGGGTCGGCCGGCGCGTCCGTCTCCAGCATGACCGCGAAGTCCGCGGCCGCCTCGGCCGCGCGGATTGTCGCCAGGACGAACCGGCGGTGGAACGCGAATAGCCGCAGCACGGGTGTGTACTCCGGGACCCCGCGGTGCTGGCCCGCCCGGTCGTGCCGGAAGTAGTGGATCACCAGCTGCGCCTCGACCGGCTCGTAGTCCCAGGGTGAGATCGACGGCAAGTGCATGTCGCCCGGGTGCCGGCGGAGCAGGTGGTATTCGATCGGGTTCCCGGCCGGATCGAAGCGGATGCCGTCGATCGCGTTGGCGGTCGGATATGGCAACGTCGGCGTCGCGATTCTGTCCGCCTCGATCAGTTGCACGTCCAGCATGACCATCGGCCGGCGGACACCTTCGCGATCCAGTGAGGTCTCTTCCCGGCCGCGGTTGGTCCGCAGCAACAGGAATGCCTCGCCATCCACCACGCGTGTCTCGCGCATCAGGCGCAGCTTGTCCGCCAGTCGCACCCGCCGAGCCCAGAGCGAGAACTCGCGCTCCACGAACTGGCGCTGCTCGCGGTCGGGGAGCAGGACCTGGAGCCGCGGGCCGGTCCCGACCACGTAGTTCGCCAGCGTGTTCGCGATGCCCCGCGCGAAGCCATTGTTGGCGACCTCGTAGCGCGTCCGGTTGCGCAGCTTCCGGCGGACGTCGGCGCTGTTCGCGGCGTCCGCGGAGAGGTTGTCGGCGGACGCCCACCAGCGGCGGTCCTCGTCGCTGGTCTCGGCGGCGTCGTACTTGGCCCGCACGGTGCGCGCGACCTGGGCGGCGAAACGCGCCATGTCCGGCCGCGCTGCCCGCGGCCGGAACATGCGGCGGATATTGCCCAGAACCGACATCAGGTAGCCCCCGGGGGGACGATCTTCCGGAACTGGATGCCGAGCGTCGTCTTTTTGGCGGCCGCCTTGCTGGCCAGGTAGCGGTCAGCCGCGATCTGGTCCGGCAGCGAGTGCTGCTCGACCGTCGCCTCGTCGCCCTCCACCTTGCGCGGCGCCTGCGCGTTCGTGCGGATGGAGTCCGCGAGATCGTCGGCCACGGAACGCCCCCTGGTGATGCGACGTCCGCAGCGCGGGGATGAGCCGCGCCGCGGACGCAACTCGAACGACCGCCTACGCCATGGATATAGACCCGCCCGTGGCGGACGGCCCGAGAAACAGGAGTGTGAAGGCGAAAATCGTCCACTAATGGACGGTATGGAAGAAAAGTTCCATTACTGGACACCGCCGCGCCGCTGGGCCGGCCCGTCGGATCGCTCGCGCGTCACGAACCGCCGCCCGCAATGGCGGCAGATGCGCACCCGCAGCACGTGGCGCGCGCGGCGCCGCGTGGACCAGACCGGCACGTGCGCGCAGTTGCAGTCGGGACAGCGCACGCCCTCCTGCGCGGCCGCGCCGTCCTGGTCGTCCGGCATCATCGCGCCTTCCTCCATGCCGCGTACTTCTGGGCGAATCGGCGGCGAGGTTTCCCGGGGCCTTCGCGCATCTCGGGCAGCGCCGCCCCCTGCATGCTGGCCGCGACAGCGCAGCCGGTCAGGCAGTCCAGCCAGTGGTTGTCGCGGCCCGGGCGCGCCTTCCACTCGTCCACCGTGCGGCCGCGGGCCTCGGTGCGGACCGGGTACTCGGCGGTCAGGTGGTCGGCGAGCATGCGATGCGCGTCGGCCGAGCGGCCCCAGAGCGTAAGCGCGCCGGGATCGCCCATCGCCACACCGAGCCGCGCGAACAGGAAACTCTTCCAGAAGTTCGTGTCGAACACCACGTGCCGGACGGCGCGCTTCCCGCCCGAGACCGGGATGCGCCAGTTGAGCCCGACCCGCTCGCCGGGCCGTTTCTGGTAGAGGCTCATCGGCACGCTGGCCGCACCCACGTAGCGGCCATGCGAGGGCGTGAGCATGGCCGCGTGCGCGCTTTCGCGGCAGAACTGATAGACGACGTCCGTGCTCTGGCCCCAGTTCGCATCGACCAGGCAGCGATCGATCCGCACAGCGGCGCCGTCATCGCGCTTCCATTCGCGGCCCAGCGTGCGCTCGGCCAGGCGGCCCAGGCCGGCGTAGATCGCGCCGTCCAGGCCCGCCCGCGGTGCGGCGGCCTGGAGCGTTCGGCGCACCTCGGACAGGGTAAAGTACTTGAGCTTCTGGTCCGGCTCGCTGCCGCAGTCCACCAGCCACCCCGAGAAGTTGTCCGCCCACGCCACCACCGCCCAGAAGAGGCAGCGTTGCTGCACGTCGACGAACATGGTCATGATGCTGGCGCCGAGCGGGATCAGCCCGCGCTCGTGACCGGAGAGCCGCGCGACGATCTCGTCCGCGGTGAGCATGTCCTCGGCCTGGTCGGCCTCGCGGAGCGGCTCGTTCTGGCACTCCGCCGCGACGTACGCGTCCCCATGGTCGATCTTCAGGTTCATCGCATGCTGGATCGCGGAGAGCTCGTCCGCACTGCGGCGCTCCGGCCATGACACCGCAGCCCCCGCGTCCATGGCCGATCGGTTCGCGGCGTAGAACTCGTTCGCGTCGGTCGGCGCCAGGTCCTCGCGCTGCGCGGCACGCCGCCGTTCGGCGTACTCCTTCCAGCGTTCGGTGTCGGTCGGCCAACTCAGCACCATCTTGCAGCGTTCGCCGTGCCATTGCGGGTTGCGGTCGCGGTTCAGGATCCGGTCGGCCAGGTCGTCCGGGCCGATGACCGTGCAGGGCATGATGGCGGAGATCGCTCTTCCCGGGCCGGCCAGGCCGAGCACGTCGCGCGTGATCACCGCCTCGCGCTTCTCGCACTGCGACGGGCTGCGGGCGCTCTGTTGCGTCTGCGGGTCGTCGATCACGACCAGGCTGGGACGCACCACGTGGCCGTCGGCGCGGGCGTGCGAGGCGCCGCGGATCGCCCCCAGCAGGCCGGCGACGCGGATGATCACGCCGCTCGCCCGGCTGCCCGGGATCGTCGGCAGGCGGATGCGGCTCTCGCGCCATTCGATCAGCGTCGGCCGGCCGTGGTGGAGCTGCCCGACGCAACGCCGCGTCTGGTGCTCGAGGCGGCGGATCGGGAAGCAGACCTCCGGGAAGTCGGCCGCGAGCCGATCGTTCGTCGACAGCTCGATCTTGATCTGGTCCAGCATGTCCAGGGCGTGCGCCTTCGCCGCGCCGAGCAGCAGCACGTAGGCGTGCAGACCGAGCAGCGCGCTCCATAGTCCGCCCACCACCGAAAGCGCCGTCTTCCCGAAGCCGCGCGGCATCGCCACTGCGAACTGCCCGCCGGAGGTGACCGCGGTCTCGAGCTTGGCGATCACGCGCTGGTGGTCCGCGGAGAACGCGAGGTGGAATCGGTGCGGGAAGTAGGCCTGGCAGAATTCCCGGAACGACCGGAGCGCCTCCTGCTTCCGGGCCGAGTCCTGCACGACGGGGATGTCCCCGATGTCCCGCCCGGAGCGGGACTGCCGTACGGAGCGCTCGCGGGCGCGCTCGCGCTTGCGGTCGTAGTTCTGCGACATGGCGACGGCCTTCGGAGCGCGCCGCCGGTCGGCCGGCGGGCGAGGGTCCCCCCTGTGTCTGCTCTATTCGGATTGGCGCCCGCGGGCTCGGCGGACGAGGTCCGCGGCGATGCGCGCGTGCTCGCGGAGCGGATAGTCCGCGTCCGCCAGCCCGAGCGGCAGGAGGTGTAGGCGTATCGCAGCCAGCTCGGCCTCCGCCGGAGACTGGGCCGCGTCGGCGGGCGCGTCCTTGCGCGCGGCCGCCAGGTCGTAGAGCCCCAGGAGTTTATGGAGTTCCTTCTGGGCGATCAACGCGGTCCGGTGGTCCTTGGCCCGCGTGGCGCTGCCGAACAGGTCCTCCAGGCGCCGGATCGCCTTGCCCAGCTCCTCGTCGCCGCTGACCGCCGCGGCGCGGGTGAGCTTCTGGCGCGCCGACGTGACCGCGTCCGCCGCCCGCTTGGCCTTCACCCCGAGCTGCGCGGCCGCGCGCCGCAGGTCGGTCTCGGAGTTGAGCCCCCGCACGATCAGCAGCAGCAGCTTCTCGACCACCTCGTCCATGCAGGGCGAGCATCGCGCGCCCGGGAAACAAACTCAACCCCCCTCGTGGATGGTTCCCCCACCAACGGCGAACCCGGCGTTGTCCCGGAAGGACCCGTTAGTATTAAGCAGTCTAATTGGCGGCGTTCCTCGGCCTCGAGCGCCATGACAGCCGTCACGCGCTCCAGGTGCCGATTCATGTTTGTCTCCGGCAGTACCATTGCGGCTCGGTCTGTCAGCCTACAATAGGCTGAGTGATCTTTCCGGTGTTATAAGTCAGCCACAAATTGGCATCGGCGTTGGTCATGATCGCGTTGAGGCACGCGGGATGACCAGTCCGCTCGTAGCATTGCACGAGGTGCTTGAGCCGGGGGCGCAACTTCGCGGCCTCGATTACAGCGCGCCAATGTTCAGTCCGATACGGTCCCGTTGGCAACCTGGTCATGGGTCACTCCTTGGTGTACGGCTCTACGGACGGCACATCGACGGCCCGCTCGTGCATGGCGGTGTACTCACCTTGTCCCACGGCTTGCAGCAGTACGCGGCAGGGATCGCAATAGTACGCGGTGACGGGGACCGCCCGACCACCGAGCCGCCCCCACTCCTCCTGGCGGTACGCGACGTTGCCGTCAATGTGGACGCCGCAGCGCTCACACGTGCAATGCTCGCGCAGGTACGCGACCCGCTCCGCCTCGATTTGCTCAGCGGTCTTGATGGTGTGTCCGCCAATAACGCGGACGATCTCCACCACTGGTGCCCGGGCTAACGCTGCCCGGAGTCCCTGTGCGCTGCTGCGGCAGCAGACGTAGCAGCGCCCATCCCTGGCATGGTCGATCTCCACGATCTCGAAAGTCTCGCTCGTGGCCGCCCTGCGGGCCTCATCGAGCGTGGGATATGTGGTCATCGACTGCTCCTGGTTCCGGCCGCCCCATTGCGGCCTTATTTCAGCACCGGCAGCACGCGTGTGCCGCGCGGCCTGGGGTAGTCCTGCACGACCTCGCCATCCAACTCGACGCCGGTCCCCGGGTAGCGCCCCGGGCCCTGTTTGTAGAAGAACGCCACGCCGGCCGCCTCGCACATCGCCCGCATCGAGCGCGCCCATTCGATCTTGTGCGGCCGGAACCCCGGCCCCGACTCTCCGCCGTAGATCACCCAGTCGATCCCGCACAGGTCCAGCCGGTCCAGCGGCCCCAGCGCCGGCTCGTACGAAACGAACCGGCAGACCGCCGGCAGCCGACGCAGAATGTCCGCGCGCTGCACGTACTCGTTGCTCTCGATCGAGACCCCCAGCCACACGTTCGACCAGCCCCGCCCCCAATCCGCGGGGAGCATCCGCTCGGCGTTCTCCGGCCGCTTGCTCAGCAGCAGCCAATCCAGCGAGGGCGTCGCGAAAATCAGCGGCCAGAGCTTGCGGCGCTCCCGAGCCAGGACCGGATCGTCCAAGGCCCAGTCCGTCATGGATGAACAAAAGACACGCCGGCGCTCGCCGGCGCGTTCCGCGGCACGGTTCCAGCGGAGCGGTTGCCGCCAGTACTCGGGGCCGAATGTGCGGCGCGCCTTTCCATGCCCCCACACGTCGAAGCCCTTACGGCGCGAGAGCGCGTCCGCGTAGCAGTGAGCGCACCCCGGGCTGATCTTCTCGCACCCCCACGCGACGTTGAACGTGTGGTGCGTCCAGGCGATCGCCGTGTCCAGCCCCATCACCGTGCCTCCGTGGAGATGGCCGTGCCGTTCCTGCGCTTGCGCAGATTGTCGAGGTAGCACTTCGTCCGGCACCACTGCTTGCCCGGACGAAGCAGATCCCCGCAGCCGGGACAACGCCGCTCCGAGACTCGCACGTGCCACTCCCAGTTGCTCCCCTCAAGCGCGTTTAGCATTGCGCGCACGTCGCCAGCGCAGCCGCGGACCAGCCGCACATAATCCGACCGAGGCCGCTTCGGCAGTCCCTCCAGGCGCGCGACGCGCTCCAGGTACCGGACGCAGGCTCCCTCGTCCGGAGCTCCGATCCGCACCACGTGGCAGCGCGACATGAGCGGACCGGCGTCCGCGCAGTCCTCCAGCAACATCGCCTCGCCCACGGCCGTCGTCGTGAACACAAAACACGTGTGCGGCGGCAGCTGGTCAAGCAGGACGCAGAGTTGCAACAGCGCGTCCCCGCGCCGAAATGCATGCGCCTCGTTGATGATCCACGCCCGGCCCGGCTTGCCGCCGAAGCCGAAGAAATGGACCTCCTGCCGGAGTTCCGCCAGTCGCGCCGCGGTGAGCTCGCTCGCATCCATGTCCGTGATCGACCATCGGTCAGTGCCCACCTCCGCGATCAGGTGCGCCAGCATGGTCTTGCCGTGTCCAGGCCGTCCAGACAGCCACCAGCGGCGACCGCCCCAGCCCTGGGCGAGAATCGATCGCACGTGATCGACCACCGCTGCCTGCCCGACCACGGCGCCGAAAGTTCTGGGCCGGTACTTCTCAGCGAGCACCGCCGCACCCCTTCCCCGCCGGATGGATGCTCTTGGAAGCTGCGAACCGAGGTGCTAGACTATTCATCGGACCGTCTCCCCAACAGGCGGTTCTGGGGCCGCGCGTTCTGCCATGCTCGCGCGGCCTCATTCATTCACGCATGATACGTCATTTCACTCCTGATTGCAACACATTATCTACGCCTATCTCGCATTACTGCTATGTCCTATTGCTGATTGGAAGCCGGTGTGAAATCAGGCCTTACGGCTCCAGCCGGACCGCGAAATACCGCGCCGTGCCCGCGGCCAGCGCTTCCGTGCAGCGCGTAATCCGCCGCCCAGCCTGGCGAGCCCGGTCCAGCAGGTAGTCCAGCGCCAGCTCCGATGCGGCCGCGCCGAGCGTGACCGCCACGCGGTGACGCCGGAATCTGGCGCCCATCGCATCGAGGGCCTCGCTCGGACAGGCGCGGAAGACCGCCGATCCCCACGTCAGGAAGATCGTCAGCGGTTTCATGGTGTGCGGCAGCAGCGCCGCCCAGTGCCCCCAGGGACTGCCGTATGTGTCAACGTCCACAACGTCGAAGCTCCAGCCCGGCTGCTCCAGGATGCGGACGCTGTCGATCTTCAGCCGCCCGTGCTTGGGTTTCAGATCCACGCCCCAATACGAGCCGATCTCGAACTCCGCGCGCAGAGTGCGCCAGAGCAGGCCGCCGCCCTGGCAGCAATCGAACACCGCCGGGGGCTGACTGGCGTGGTATGTCCGCAGGTACTCTCGCCGGAGCTCAAGTTTCGCGGCCGGGTCAGCGTTGTCGGTCTTCACTGCACTGACCAAGTTCCGCCTCCGAGTTCGCGCACACTTCGCACAAAACGTCCGGAGCGGCGGCGATGCGTTCCACCTCGCCGGCGATCTCGCTGTAGCGCACCGTCGGAATGCCGATCAGCACCCACGTCATCGTCGGCGGCTCTCGCACCTCGCGGTCGATCAGCCGGACGTCGCGTGGCTCAAGCAGCGCCGTCAATTCGTCGTCTGTCCAGCCCAGCAGCGTCGCGTCGATCCCCTCCGCCTGGACGGCAGCCAGCTCATCGACCAGCCGCACCGGGTCCCAATCGCTCAACTCGCCGGTCTTGTTGTCGGCCAGCCGGTAGGCCCGTAGCTGGGCCGGTGTAAGGTCCAGCGCCACGTGGCAGGGAACGGTTTGCAGCCCGAGCTGCTTGGCGGCCAGCCAGCGCGTATGGCCGCAGACGATCACGCCGGCCACGTCGATGACAATCGGCTGTCGGAAGCCGAACTCGCGAATCGAGTCGGCCACCTTTTCGACGGCCGCGTCGTTGACGCGTGGGTTCTTCTCGTACGGCTTGATCGAGCCCGTCGGACGCTGCTCGATTGTGAGCCCACCGGCGAACGCTGGAGCCCGCCGATCAGAACTCGTCCGTTGGGCAGGGCGTTTCGACATCGATTTCCTCCGCCGCATGGCCCGCGTTTGTTGGTCCGGGCAGCTCCCACGGCCGCACCGGCTGCGGCTGCCACATCTTGGCCAGCGACCGGGCGAGTTGCTCGGTGACGAACGTGATCGCGTAGATCGATCCAGGGCCGTACAACTGGGTTAACGCGATTCCCGAGTCGTCAGGGACGTCGATGCGCACGAACGCGCCGCCGGCGATCGACGCTTCGCGAATATAACCAGCGAGCCGCCGATGCCCCATCACCTCTACGATCGCCCAGCCCTCGTACTCGCTCCTCTTTGCTGTCTCGGATTCCGACATCATTGGCTCCTAACACCAGCCACCGTTCCCAAACACCGGATCGCAGAACTCGCACCAGCCCTTCACGAGCTGGTGCAAAAGCAACTGAAGCTCCGCCCGCTCGCGCCAGCCGCGGCGGCCGCGAGTCGAGCCCGACCATTGCTGCCCACTGAACCGTTCGAAGCATCGGGGGCAGACGAAGTAGTACTCCGCCTGGTCGGTAAACAGAAGCCGCATCCCGCATTCGATCCGTCGATAGTCGTTCGCATCGATGCCGGCGCGCGTCTGCACCGGGACGTAGGTGCCACCGTCCAACGCCGTGAGCGGACGCTCCGTGTCGAGCCACCATGCCGTGGCAGCCTCGCCCGGGCTCCCGTCCGGGCGACCCACCATTGGGATGAATCTCCGCGCGGCCATCAGCGCGCCTCCGGAACAGCCGATCGCGGTCGGCGCAGTGCCAGCATCCTGCTCTCGCTACATGAGCATCGATGACATGCCCGGGCCACCACGCCAGAACAGGGCACGATCGATGAATCGGATTACGGCGCGAGACGAGACCTTCGATCCTGGCGAGACGGCGATCGTACCATTGGCGTCGACGTTGCGCGTGAAGCGCGTCTTGTAGCTGCCGTCCGAGCTGGAAATCCGCGGGAAGCTCGGGTAATCGGACGCCCTGCACTCGTTTCCGTTGTCCGCCTGGTAGAGGATGAGCCCGCTGTCTCCGAGGTCGGCGATGAGGCTGTCACATTTCCTGGCCGCGTAGGCCTGGGCCGCTGGATCGCGGTGCACCAGGGCAGGCTGGTTGCCGAACCGTACCCAACGCCAACTCGGGGCGATGCTCAACAACGTCGTGTAGTGATCGTAGATGCGCCCGCTGGCCGTGTACGTAGCCACGTCATTCAGCCGGCAGCCGTCCTCGCCGATCAGGAACTCGCTGTCCAGCGTGCCCATCACGCCGCCACCCAGGTCGCTCTGGAGGTAGAAATTCGCGCCTGAAACGCCGACGCGGATCAGGTCGGCGACGTGGGCCTCGCCGATCGACGCCGGTGAGATGTCGTCGAATCCGTTCGCGCCGCCCTGGGTCTGGACCTGTATCGTTCCGCCGTCGACGCCGCGGTGACTCAGGCCGCCGAACGAACGCGCGCCGTTGAGGTGCCCGCCGGAGCCGGCGTCGTGATAGACGACGATTTGGTGATTGGTCGGAAAGCTCGTGATGAGCTGCTCGACGAATTTGTTCGCGAATGGAACCACCTCGAGCGCAGCGCCGGGCATGTTCTCCACGTCGTCGCCGTCGTAGAACAGTGCCCCCTGAACCGTGTGTGATCCGATTGACGCAGTCGCATCGGGGTCGGACAGTGTTGCCAGGTCGATCACGTCGAATCCGCAATAGCGCAGGTCGTAGCTCGAACCACCGTAGACGTTCGCGTAAACGCGGAGTCGGTCGCACCCGTCCCGAAACGGTCTCCACGCACTGTAGAAAGGACCCTCCCCGCCGGCGTGCCAACACGGGATCAGGTCCGTCTGCTGCACGCCCGCTGAGGTGCGGTGCTCAACCTTGAAGTCGCTGCGTTGCGTCGCGGGCTTGTAGCCCGCGATCCGATAGAGACGGCCCGTGCGCGTCGAGAGCGGCGAGGGAAGGACGTAGCTGAGGAAGTCGGCCGCCGCGTTCATCTGTGTCAGGCTGGCGGAGAAGTATCCGGCGCCGCCGTTCTCCGCGTTCGAGCCGCCCTGGGAGCTGAACTGCTCCCAGCTCGCGCGAACTCCGCTATAGCACCTACCGCGCATCACGCCCTTCAGCGACGGGTACGTCAGGCTGTTCTGGCCGGCGATCGCATAGGGCACGGTGAATTCGTAGCGCAGCCAGTCGCCCAGTGGGTGCCCGCTGGTCCCGAGCGGAACGAACACGAACCACCGCGTACCCTGCCCGTACGTCGCGAGCTTGCCAAAGATAGGATGCAGCCGCAGACAGACCTGCCCTGGCGTCATGGCCATTTCCAATCTCCTCTGAAAGTCCTCGACCTTCCGCTGCCTTTTCGATCGCTCGATGTACGTCACTCGAAGAAATGATCCGCCGCCCGGAACTGGCCGGACGTCTTCTCGATCAGCCCCAGGCCGACCACGTCGCGTAGCGCCTGGTCGAACGCGCTGCTCTTCACGCTGCGGCCGGCCGCGGCCGCCAGGTCCTCGCGCGACTGCGCCTCTTGGCGACGTGCGCCGGACGCTCGGTGGTGCGGATGATCCGCTCGCCGGTGCCGATGCCCTGCACGCGCTTGCGGTCGAAGCCCTCGTTCGTGGTCTTCGTGTGGATGCGGTACGTCGCGAACAGGACGTCGTCGCACCACTCCTGCACCAGGGCCGACGCCAGCTTCTGCAAGCGCGGCGAGTAGCGGTCGTACGTGTCGGTCTCGGGGTTGGCGAACTTCTCGATCTGCGCGTGGGCGATCAGGACAATGTTCATCCCGCGCTCGTTGCGCAGCGCGTCAAGCCCAGCCAGCACCTCGCGCCAGTTCGTCAGCGCGAACACATACCCCTTGCCGTAGCCGATGTCCTCGATCGACTCGACGCCGCGCTTCTGGCACACCTCGGCCCAGATCAGCCGCTCGAGCCAGTCGGCGGAATCGACGACCACGGTGCGGTACTCGTGCGGCTCGGTGTAGAGCTCGCCCAGCGCCGCGATCACGTCGGCATACTTCGTCGCGAGCGGGAAGCGCTCGCAGTCGATGTTGGTCAGACCGTCCTCGGTCTGGATGAAGATCGGCGCCTCGGCCATCGCGCCGAAGGTCGACTTGCCGACGCCGTGCGGGCCGTAAATCGTCGTGCGGCGCGGCGCCGCCAAACGCCCGCGTTGCACTTGTTCAAGCAACTTCATGGAATCGTTCTCCTTCCTCGTTCAGTCACGTTGTCCTCAGTGCGTTCGGGCGCGGGGCCGGCTCAGGTAGTCCCGGCCGGGGCTCGAGCGAGGTGCTGGAATGCGCCCCGGCCACGCCATCCGGCCCCAGGCCCGAGTTCACAGCCGTTCGACCACCCGCAGCGACTCGTAGCGTGTGAACCAGTTGCCCGTCTCACGGCAGCGCCGCAGATCGGCCATCGCTTCTTCGTTCTCGCGCTGGGCCTCGTCGAGCACCTTCGTCGCGATCCGCCACACGCCCGTACGGAACGGCTCGCGCTTCTCGACGGCGACGATGTGGACCGGCAGGACGTGGCCCGAGGCCTGTGCGACCAGCGCGCGATAAAACGCGACCTGGTGCAGGTAGCCGAAGGCGCGCATCGAAAACTCGAATGAGTCGATTTCGTCGGCGGTCTTCAGGTCGACGATGCCGCAGCCGCCGAGCGGGTTGATCCAGTCGATGCGAGCCTGGCAGCGGTGCCCGGCGTACTCGCCGCGGACCACGCCCTCGGCCACGCCCTCGGCCAGCAGGTCGCGCGCGGCCTGGTGCTCCTTCACCGACGCCGTCATCTGTTCGACCAGCGCGGCGTGCGCGTCGCTGAGGACCGGCTTGTTCTGCTGCTCGGCCCACTCTGCGAAGGCCTTCGTGAGCGAGCCGAAGGGCTGCCCCGTTTTCGGATTGATCGATCCACCGATGGCGTACTCGCGCTCGTAGCGCTGTCGGCCCTCCAGGATCAGGGCGTGGGCCGCGCGATCGACGATGTACGCCGTCGTGTCACGCTCGGGCACCAGGCCGAGCTCCTTCTTGCGGTAGAGCAGCGGACAGCGCCGAAACTCCGCGAGTGCGTGCGCCGACAGGAAGTCCTTCGCCTTGCCGTGATAAGTGCCCGCGGGTTCGCGGACCAGGAATCGCAGGTCGAGCTTTGAAACCTTGCCATTGCCGCCGAACATGCCCAGGTCCTCCGGAAAAACGTCGCGTTGGTAATCGCCCTGGCCGAGGCGGATGAGAGGAACGCGCGCATCGTCGAAAGACGTTCTGCTCCGGCCAGCTCGCCGCAAGCTTCTCCAGCAGCAACCGTTCATATGCCGCCAGCTTGCGGAGCCAGTCTTGCAGCGCAACTGGACCCGCAGCCGGCGGCGGGACGTAGCCGGGAAAGTGCGCCGCGGCCGCTGCTGTCGCGCGGAATTCAGCGCCGCGTGAACCGCGATGCCGCTCCACCAAGCCGCGGCTCGTCAAATGGCGAAGCTGCGCGTCGAACTGCGAGCTGCGGCGCGATTTGCCCGACAGCGTGGAGAGCTGCGCCTCGGTCGTAGCGTGAGGGGAACGATCGATCAGCACGCGGAGCAGCTCGCGTGCGTACGCGCTCAGTTCGCCGTTCGCGGCGGCGCCGCCCGCGTCCGACGGGCGATCCCGCTCGGCATGGATGGCCGGCGCGTTGAGGAGGCGGGGCGACGATGTGGCAGCGTCCGGGATCGGCCGCAATCGCTCGATCGTTGCGACCAGACGCTCCGTCATGCCGCGAAGCTCTTGCAGGCCGGCCTCGAGCCGTTGGGTCAGCTTCGTGAGCCCAACTGCGAGACGCTCGGCCGTGGTGTCGATCCGTTTGAGCGCCGCCGGAGCGACCGCCGGGACGGCCGGCGTGCGCCGTGCCGCCTGCGCGATCTCCCGCTCCAGCTCGGCGATCCGGGCGCGCAGCTTCCGAGGATCGATCGCATCGGCCTCGGCGATCGCCTCGCCGAGTTCGGCGCGCAGCGCGTCGAGGTCGACCTCGTCCGCGGCTGTCGGCGCCGCGAACCTGGCGCCGGACGGCGTCGCCGATGAGTCGTAGCTGGTCTTCTTCTTCACAGCGGCGCGGACGAAAAGATCCAGCCAGCTCGGAGACCAGAACCAGGCCTCGCCCCGCCCCAGGGCCGCGAGTCCGCCCTCGAATTCCTGCCCGCGCGCCTCGGTGTCGTGCGCCCGCACCCATTCCCGCAGCGCCGCGCGGTCCTGCGGCGACGTGTGCCGGTGCGCCACAAGCAGCTCGATCTGCGTCAGCACGTCCTTGTTGATGCTCGCGGCGCGCTGGCTGATCAGCATGACGCCGATGCCAGCCAGCCGGCCGCGGCGGACGAGATCCTCGATCGAGCCCACCATGCGCGCCTCTCCGCCGGCGACGCGCTGCGGGATGAATAGGTCGCACTCGTCGATCACGATCAGGACCGGCCTCGCGTTCGCACGCTCGCCCTTGCGGTGGTAGAGCTGCTCGGCGAACTCTGTGACGAAGCGACGCTGCGCGCCCTTGCGCAGGTGCCGCAGCGAGAGGATCAGCGTCGCCGGCCGCGTGGCCACGAAGTTCGCGAACGTAGCGCCGTCCTGCTCCCGGAGCGGCAACTGGCCCTGCGGGCCGCCGCAAACGACCACGGGGAATCCCGGCCGCTTGCCGTCCGCGGAGTGGCGCAGTCCCCACCATGCGTCGGTCGGGTCGATTACGAGGATCTGCCTATCCAGGGCGAGCAGGCCCTCCACGATCACGCCGGCGGTGTTGGTCTTCCCGCTGCCGCGAATCCCGAGGATCGCCGTCGTCAGGGTCTGCACATCCGCGTCGATATGCAGCTCGCGCGGCCGGTGCTCGCATGTCGTCCCGATGTGAAGCGGACCGCCCATCCCACCCGCTCAGTCGAGGTTCACATTCGCTCTGTCACGCGGATCGCAGAGCGGCAGTCCAGCTTCCTTCCGCCGCTGCATCGTCCGCAGCTTGCCGTTCGTCCCGGGCACCTGGTCCGTCGGAGCCGCCGGATCGTCGTCCGGGCGGCCGTAGAAGTTGTTCTGCACGAAGGTCCCGCCTTTCATGGTGTTCCCGCCCAGGATGTAGTCGAACACGAACTTGATCGCGTGCCGATCGCCCTGCTTGGCGGCCTCAATCTGTGCGCGGACGATCGCTTGAACGTCCTGCTCGCTGATCGCGCCCATTGCCGCCTTGCGCATCGCGGCCATCCAGGGCGGCATGACCGCGGTCTCCTGACGGGCCAGATCGGACGTCGTCAACTTAGCGCTCATGCTGGAGTCCTCCGCGAGATCGTCATGGGCAAGGTGTAGACCGACACGTTGCGGCCCCGGCCGCGGCCGCCGACGCAACGCGGCACGCACACGACGAGTCCGCGCTTCATCAGGTGGGCCAGGTACGAGCCTTCCGGATCATTGCTGGCCAGAGATCCCTTCGCGCCCTTCCAGGGCATTCCGGTGGCGGCTGCGATCTCCATACGTGTCATCGGACCGCGCTCCCAGAGCGCGTTGAGGATCTGCACGGCGCGGAACCGCAGGTCCTCTGGCCATCCCGAGCGCCGCGCGAACTCGCGATGCGCCTTGATTCGCAGCTCGGCAAGCGACCGCAGGCCGGCCCGGCGAAGCTGCATTCGCGTCTGGCGTGCAACCCGCCGGCGGCGCCTGGCGCTGTACGCGTTGCTCGGCATGCCGAGCTGGTGCCGCAGGTCGCAGACGGCGTGCCGGTCGACGCCCAGCCGCTGGGCGATCTCGGCGTCGCTCCAGCCGGCCGCGTGCAGCCGCCGAAACGTCCGTAGCTTCGCCGAATCGCGCAGCATCCGGCTGCCGCGCTGGTGCGGATTGATGCTCCGCAGGCGCAGCGCGTGCGCCTGGTATCCGGTGGCGCCGATCGTTCGCCCGAGGATGCGCGCCGCGACCGCCAGCCCGAGGCTCGGATAGACCTGGCGCAGCAGCCAGCGTTCGAACTCGCTCCAGCGGGCGAAACGCTTCACGGCGAGTCCTCCGCCACGGCCCGCGTCGGCCTGGCCTTGGATCGCCGCAGGGAGACGTTCTTCATCCGGTCGCTATTCGCCTGCTGCCCGTCCTTAGTTCCGGCCGCGGCCTTGGGCGTGCCGTCGGGCCTCAGACTCGCCCAACCCTTCGGCGTCGGGATCGCCTCCGCCGCCTCGCGCTCCAGTCCGGCGTAGTCCATCTCGATCAGCGCCGCGATGCGCCGCGCGTCCGCGATCCGTTGCAGCGCCGCCTCGCCATTGAAGTAGTTCAGCCGCGTGTGCAGCACCGGCAGCACGCACCTGACCAGCTCGGCCGGCCCGCAGTCCCGTCCGGCGTCCAGCCGGTTCCAGTCACTGGCCGCGGCCGCACGGTTATGCCCGGAATCCTGCTTCTCGCTGGTCCCGAAGATGGCCGCCAACGCGATCGCCCGCGCCGGAGCAGTGAGCGCCTTGGGCAGAGCGGCTGTCCCCCTCTCCAGCTTGTCCAACCGCTCCCGGATCGCCGTGATGACGTGCGCCGCCCGCCGGGCGCTCAGCGCCTTGCGCCGCTCGGCCAGCGGCGTCGGCTTGCTCGCCTCGCGTTTCCCGTGCCCCGGGCCCTTCTGAGGCGCAGGCTGCTGGCCGTTGTTCCAGACCCAGCGCTCCGTGCCCGCGGCCGGGCCGTGGATGATCACGCCGCACACGGCGCCCTGCTCGCCCGGCTTCGGCGTCGGCTGCCAACCATAGCTCTCGGCCAGGTCCGGGAAACGTTTCTTCAACGCCTGTCGCTCCCGGTAGTCCAGGCCGCCGTCGCCATCCTCGACGACCGGAAGCACGCGCTTGTGCTCGGCCTTGAGTGCATCGATCCGCCGGCGGACGTGCGCGTCGAGCTTGGCCTGATAGCAGGCGGAGTCCAGGCAGCGGTCGTGCCCGAGCTTGTCGGTCCGGCCGCGTTTCGCGCCGTCGTCCAGGTCGTCGAACAGCAGCGGCTGCGCGCTGGAGCGCTTCGGGCAGTTCGCGCAGGCTCCGGCCGCCGGCAGCAGCGCGAAGTCGTCCAGCTTCCAGGGCGCGCCGCGGAGCGTGCGCAGGATCTGTGCGGCCAGAAAACGGTTCAGCTCGGCCGAGGTCGGGATCGCCCCCTTCTGGCCTGGGAGCCGCGGGAATTCGCTGAAGCGCCCGCCGCTCAAGCGCTCGAGCAGCTGGTCCTGCGACGCGGCCGGCAGGCGCGCGACCTGGTCCAGCAGCGCCGCGGGCCAGGTCGAGACGTGCTCCCTGTCGTCCGAGAGCGCCTTCTTCCACGCCGGCGAGAGGTCGTTCAGCCGCGACCGCTTGGCGACCCAGGCCGGCGTCTTGCCGAACCGCTCGCCGATCGCCTCGGGCGTCCAGCCCAGCTCGAGCATTCTGCGGATGCCGTTCGCCTCCTCGAGCGGCTGGAGGTTCTCCCGCTGGAGGTTTTCGGCGATCGTCACCTCCATGGCGGTGCGGTCGTCCATCTCTCGCACAATCACCGGGACGGTCGCCAAGCCAGCCGCCTTGGCGGCGAGCAGCCGGCGATGGCCGGCGCGCAGGTCATAGAGCGGCCCGCGGGCGGCTGCTTCGGGTCTGGTCAGGGCCTCGGCCAGGGCGTCATTCACCGGCCGGGCAATCAGCGGCTGGAGCACGCCCTGGCTGCGGACGCTCTGCACCAGTTCCGCGAACGCCGCGTCCTCGCGGATAACCCGCGGGTTATCCGCGGTGGGAATGAGCCGATCGAGCGCCAGGTGCGTGATCGTGACCCGGCTCCTGCCCGTCTCCATGGGCGGATGAGCCGCGCCAGACGCGGCGGATTCCGCGATTGCCGGTCCGCCGGCAAGCGCAACCAGCTGCCGACTGGATTTGTCCCAGTCCGAATGCTCCACGGGCCTGGGGACGGCCGAAACAGCCTTTGTGCTCACGTGAAACCTCCTGAGCCGCGCCCCCGGCTCCGGGCGGCGCGGTACCGCTCCAACTCCGCCGGCGGCGACGTGTAACGGAACTCGATCGCTCTGCGGACGAACGCGCCCGGCGAGCTGTGGAGTGTCTTGGCCCACTCCTTCGCCGCCGCCCACTCGACGTAGGTCTGGATCGTCTCCAAGGCGACGTCGTGCTCGGACAGCAGGCGCGTCGCCTGCCGCTCAGAGAAGCCGACCAGCCGCAACAGTCCGATCCTGCGGCGCGCCCGTAGGTCATCGTCGGGCAGCGCGGCGCCGGACTGGGCCGACTCCGAAGCAGAAGCAGCAGTCTCAAACCCGAATTGAAAAGCAGCGGCAGCAGGCCCCTGGGTCGCGGCGGGGTCGGCTCGCGCGCGGGCCCGCGCGTCTGCTTCTGCTTCTAATTCTCCTTCTCCTTCTGCTGCTTCTGCTTCTGCTTCTGCTTCTTGGTACGCGCGGTTCACGCGCTGTTCACGCGCGACGTACGCGCGGTTCACGCGCTGTTGGTTCGACGCGCGGCTTCTCGGTATTTCACGAGCCGAAGTCGCGTCGGGCACCCCAGGTCCCGCCTCTCCGTCCGACGCGCGGCTTCTCGGTATTTCACGAGCCGAAGTCGCGTCGGGCGGCCAGGGCCGCCAGACCAGCCAGCCGGCGGCGATCAGGTTCTCGATGCAGTCGCGGGCGAACTCCTCGCTTTCCTTCAGGCACTCCAGCGCCAGCGGAAGCTGCTCGAGGCGGTATGGCGTGCCGAACTGGTTGATCAGATAGCCGCGCCGCGCGATCGGCTGCGCCGTGCTGAGCTGACAGATGTGGTCGTAGTAGCCGATCATCGCCCGCCCGGCCGGCTCGCCGAATCGTTCGAACAATGCCCGCCGCTTCCGCCCGGTGTGCACGTTGGCCCGGTACCAGGAGAGCGGCCCGGACGGCGGCCCGTTGCGGCTGCGCGGATCGCGGCCCTCAAACCCGCGCACCTGGTCATGCCAGTAGGCGATGTAGAGCGCACGTTCCTGCTCCTCGGCCATGGGCAGTCGGTCCCTTCGATCGGTTGCAGCGCGGATCAGACGGTCTTGAACTGCGTCAGATCATGCCCGGCCGCCCGCGGCCACGTAGCGGCCGAAGAGCAGCCGGCGCAGCTCCGCCTGCGCCCAACGCTTCGCGGCCCCCAGCGGCCAGGGGGCACGGCGCTGCACCTCGTCCCCGCCGATCCGCACGCGCCAGCCGTCGGGCTCCTCGCGCAACAGCTCGACGTACATCCCGCGCCAGCAGGTCCGCCACCAGCCGCTCCGCACGCGGGTCCATACCAGCCCCGGCTCGCCGCACCGGTCGCGATGCCCCATTGTCTCGCTCCAGCTCACCAGGCTTCCAAGGTGCCAGGCGTGGCAGCGGACGCAGTGATACGCGTGTACCGGCTGCCCGTGGATCGACCGCGCCCGCGAGGCCTTGTAGCGCGCCCGGGCCCGGCAGAAGCACAGCTTCCCGCACAGCCCAAGCTGGCCCAGCCGGTTCGAGTTGCGTTTCATGCGCCGGCCCGTTTCAGGTAGGCGGCTGCCGCGTCGAAGGTCGACTTGCGGCGCTCCCTGGCCGTGGGCTCGACGTGCCGCAGGTTGCGGCCCGTAAGCTCGCGCTGGAAGTCCGCGGCCCAGGCGCGCGTGAACAGCAGCCGGGCGCCGACCTTCACAGCCTTCATCCGCACCCGCACTCCGTCGCCCGCCAGCACGCCGCGCAACGCCCAGCGCGAGAGCGTCGAGGGGTGCGGCGCGCCGGGCAACTCCGGCGCGAGCTGCGCCGCGCTCAGGTACTCGGTGTCCGGGTTGTACTCCGGCTGCTCCGGGAACATGCTGAGCTGCACGTTTCCGTCCGCGGCCGCCGCAGGCGACGACATCGCCAAACGCCCTTGCCGTGAGAGATTGGCCGGCGGGCCGTTCGGGCTGAGCGGGGGTTGGCCCGCCGGCCGGCTTGATCCAACCAGCTCGATCAGAGCGCCTTCCCGAGGCTCCAGACCGCCAGGGTCGCCAGGGTCAGCGCACTTACCGTCCACAGGCCGGCGGCGATCCAGTCCGCCGCTTGCTCCTCGATCGTGATCACCGCGCTCGGCACGCTACGCCTCGCTTCCCAGGAGCACCCACCGGTAAGAACCCGTTACCGCCCGCCAGATTTCCATGATGATCCAGTCCACGTGTCAACTCCTTGCCCGGGTACCAGAAGATGGGCCGCGCGATCGAACGTCGAGGATTGCAGGATTCGGGTTCGATCGCGCCGGCCCGGCGGCCCGGCTTACGCTCCGGGCCATGAAGATCATCTCCCGTCTTTCGGCCGCAGCCGCGGGTTTATCTCACGTGCGTATGCCCTCCGAACGCGGGCTGTCATAGAGCGCCCGCAGCGCCGACTCCACGTCGCCGCCCCAGTCGCCGGGCGCGCCGAACGCCAAGGCGCACCGTCTCGAAATCTCGCAACAACGCTCGTCGGGGATTGCTGCGCCATTGGCCGCGTCGCGGAGGAACTGCGCGATGCCCAGCGATCGCATCAGCACGTCTGCAATCAGCGCGCGCGCTTCCGCGAGTCGGTAGTCCGGAGTTTCGGCATCGATCAACGCGGCGCAGGCGTTGCATAGCCTGATCGACGCACTCTGCACGCGTTGCACAAACGCCTGTGGTTCTCTGCTGGCACGCGCCGCTTCCTGCGTCATCTCGCATCCTCTACGGCCGCCATGATGGATCATCTACCCGGTAGCGCCAGAAGACCGGGACGTAGTAGACGTAGCAATCTGAGTCATCGAGCATCCAGACCGCGCCGCCCAGGTATCGCCCGCGCTCCACCGCGCCGCCTGGGGCGATCCACTCGATGGGTCGGGCCTGCGCCGGTCTCGCGCGCTCGGTCGGAGTCCATTCCCTCGTGCTGTGCGTGTCAATGCGGTTGCCTCGCGATGCGGCTGACGACCGGGGCCCTCTCACGCCTCCAGGTCCACGATCTGCCCCGGCGAACTCCCCTGGATCAGCACGCCCGGCCGCACGCCCGTCGGCCTCGGCTCCGCCACGGCCGGCGAGCAGTGCGGGCACGGGCGCGTGCTTCCGGAGGGGTCCACGATCGACTCCAGCCCGCCGCAAATGCGGCACTGCCCGCCGGTCCCGCCCCGCAAGCGCGCGGCCAGGGACGAAACCGAGACGCCGGCCAGCTCGAACAGCTCCGCGATCGCCTGCTCGTATCCCAGCCCCATCGGGCGCGTAAGCCCGCGCCGGATCCGCGCCGGTACGCCGCGCCAGCAGGAGAAACACACCGCCTTCCCCCCGCCCTTCCGCCCGCCGCAGAGCGGGCAGCGGTTCGACCGCCGCGAGTAGTCCAGCTCTCGCGCGTCGAGGTGGGCGCCCAGACCATGAGCGGGTTCAGAGCAGCAGCCCGATCGGGCCACCGCGGAGCTTGCACGCGCTGCACGCATTGCATGACTCCCATCCGCTCCAGGTCCGACGTGTGCCGCTTGTCCAACGCGGGCCGCGGAGCGTTGGGACGGTCGTAACATGTGCAACAGACTTGCAACAACTTGTTGCAGTGAGGCGTGCGTTAAGTGCTTGTCCGATAGTGGATAACGATTTTCGGAAAACTCAGATTTCGCGAGTTGTGCAACAACTCTGCAACAGTTGCAGAGTTGTTGCACGCGGAACCGGTCCGCGACGCTGGACAAACGGGATCGTCATGGCAAGAATTCAGGCCCCGTCCTGTGACTGCCGCGAGGGCTGAGCATGGCAAGCGAGCGTTCGCATCCGGGCGAGGACGTCATCTTCGAAGGGCCGGTTTCCCAGTGGTGTAATGTCGGGAACTTCCTGGTCAGCTTCTTCGGCCTGCTTCTCGCCTCCATCGCCCGCCAGGTCATCACCCTGAACATCCATAGGGTTTCGCCCGAGCAGGCATCGCTCCTCCGCTGGTCGCCGGCGATCCTGGCGGGCCTCTCCCTGCTGTACGGCCTGGCCTGCTGGTGGCGCGTTCGGTTCACCATCTACCGCGTCACGACCGAACGCGTCGAGGTGGAGCGCGGTCTGGTCTCCAAGCGCATCGACAACATCGACCTGTTCCGGATCAATGACGTGCAGCTGCGGATCGGCATTCTCGATCGACTCCAGGGCATCGGGACCGTCGTGCTGCGCACCACGGATGAGACTCACCCGCGCCTCGATCTGCGCGGCGTCCCGAACCCGCGCCGCATCTACGAGCGCGTCAAGACCGAAGCTTTGCGGGCCGATCGCCGGCGCGGCGTGATCCACGTCGAGCGCTGAGGTCAGCTCGCGTCGTCGAGATGCTGTTCGCGCTGTCTGAGCCTCCAGGCCGCGAAACTGTGGGGTTCGATCCGGCGGTGCTGGCCCCTGCCCGAACAAGTCAGCGCGCCCTGATCGCAAGCCCGTGAAATCTTGGACTTCGCGGTTGTCATCGTCGTGTCGTCCACGTCCGCGAGGTGCTGTTGCGCTGCCTGTGTGACGGTGAGCCAATCGCCGGCGGATGGCATCGGGGGTGCCGCGGCGGCTCCGCCGGGGATCGGGATTGTCACGCTGATGAAAGGCACCCCACGCGCTCGCAGGTTTTCCACGCGCACCGCCGGCACAAGCACGACGTACCCGTCGGTGTCTGCGAGTTGTACGAATTCGATTTCGGCCCGCGAATTGCGTACAGTGCACTCAGCCATGGTCGCCTTTCATGGAAGGCGCCGTGGTCAGGCACCCGGCCGGCGTATCCGCGCTGGCCGGGCGCCGCCCATGCGGCATGGTCAGTCTGTCGATCGCCCGGGACCGCCCCGGGCCGCCCAGCTCCTCACCCCATCTGCAACGCGATCCGCTGCGCGAACTCCAGGTCGCGCTCCGCGTAGATCAGCGTCGTATCGATCGATTCGTGGCCCAGCGCCACCTGCGCCCCCTCGGCCCCGAAGCGCGCCCGCACCGCCGTGCCCCAGTTGTGCCGGAGTTGGTTCGGGTGCCAGCGATGGATGATCCGCTCGGCCGCCTCCACGCGCGGCAAGTCCAGCATCTCGTGCTGCTCCCGGCAGTGCCGCCGCCAGGACGCGTGCCGCATGAAGGTCTCGGCGCAGCGCGGGCACGCGAATTGCCCGAGATTGCCACGCGCCTGCCGGTCGGCCGCGTCGCAGGCCGACTGTACCGCCTTGCGGTAGCTGGATGCGGTGTAGCGTTCGCCAGGCTGCCGGCGGGGCGCCGCGCCGCGTTCGTTCCCGCGCTCGTTGCCCCGGCCGGCCGGCGTGCTGCGCTGCGCAGCACGCTCGCGGCGGAGCCGGTCGACCACTTCGTGCGGCCGGAACAGGTACTCCTGGATGTTCGGCCGAAGCCACGGTCGCAGCACGTCCTGGGCCCGCGGGCCCAGGCAGATCTCGCGTGTCAGGTCCAGGTGCGCGGTCTTGTGGTGCTGCGGCCGGTAGATCCAGACCTTGCCGCGCGTGTCGACGTCGGCGGACCGCATCAGCACCACCTCGCCCGGGCGCATGCCGGTCAGGGCTTGCAGCTCGATCATCGCCCGTACCTGCGGCGCGGCGTAAGGTTTGGTCGCTTCGACGTACGCTTCAGGCACCGGCTTGACCCGGCTGCGCTTCAGCCCGGCCAGCCGCAGCGGCGGGAGCTTGTCCAGGGCGTCGGCGGTCGCGGCCGCGACCAGCTCCATGCCGGCGCCCCAGCGGAAGATTCGCACGATCAGCCGGGCCATGCGCTGCGCGACGCTGGGCTGCTTCTGCTTCAGCCGCAGGCGAGCGTCGCCGGCCAGCATCTGCTGCCGCACCGCGGCCAGCGCCCGCGGCCCGAACTCTTCCGCGGCCGTGGCCCCGTACAGCGTCCGCAGCGCCCGGATCGCCGAGCGCGCCACGGCCACGTGCGAGGCCGAATAGCCCTCGCCCTGGAACCAGCGCAGGAACGCCGCGCACAGTTCCGTCACCGTCAGTCGCTCGTCGATGCGGTTCTGGCTTGCTCGCCCGGGATCAAGGCGCCGGCCGCGCGCCTCCCACTCGGCGACAGTTCGGTGATACGCCTGCCGACTCTCAGGAGTGCCGTAGCGGCCGAGGTAGACGTCGCGCCGTCTGCGCGTCGCCGCGTCGTGCAACGTGACGCACGCGAGCTCGTAGCCGTGATTGAGCTTCAGCCGGTACTTCGGAGGTTGCTTCGACGGTCGCGCCAT